AGACAATTTGGATCCAGGACTACGTCCATACTTGTTAAATGTTGCTACAGATGTGGCACAGATATATATGGCGATTGAAAACTCAGTTGAAACCATTGACAAGATGGCTAACACTGGTGCTGTCCGTGCTGTGCAAGCCTCAAGTATGAGTGGTGTGGCTATGGAAACAGAATTCCAATTGCTGAATGCCAAACTAAGTGAATTTGCAGATGCATTAGAACTAGCTGAAGAACAGATTTGGCGTCTATGGGCCCAGTATGAAGGTGGTGTTTGGGATGGCGAAGTTGAATACCCAGGTAGCTTTAACATACGTGATACTGGTAATGAATATAAGAACTTACAGATCGCTAAACAGACAGCCACAACTCCAGATGCTATAGCAGTGATTGATTATAATCTACGTCACTTATTAGATGATCCGCGTTATACTATCACAGAAGAAGAAGCATATGAACAGAATTCATATCAAGAAGAAATCATAGAAATAAATCAGATAGCCGCTGAGATCCGTGGACAACAGGTAAGTGCAGAACCTGCACAAGCACAACCATTGACTGGTGAAGCAGAACATCCAACTACTACACCAGCAGATAGATCCGCACATATCCAACAGATGATTATGGACGGATATACTGATGCTCAGATACTAGCCATACACCCAGAAATTACAGCTGATGATATATTAGCCGCTAAAGAACAATTACTTAATCTAGGATAACCATATGTGGCATAAACTATTAAAATTATTAAAGATCAAAACTTGTTGGATCTGTAAGAAACGAGTAAAATGATAGACTATCGTGGAGAACGCTTCCAAGGCTATAACAAGCCTAAACGCACTCCAAACAATCCAACCAAAAGCCACGCAGTTCTAGCCAAGGTTGGTGATGTTGTTAAACTAGTACGCTTTGGACAGAAAGGTGTTCGTGGTGATAGAAAGAACACCAGTAGAGCTCGTGCGTTTCGTGCCCGTCACGCTAAGAACATAGCCAGGGGTAGATTATTCGCAGCCTACTGGAGCAACAAGGTAAAATGGTAATATGGACATATTAGAAATCGTAGGCAAACTTTGGCCTCTATTCGTCAGCTTCGTAGCACTAGTTATAGTCCTAGCCAAGATGGATGTGCGTATTGGTGTAGCTGAAGAAAAGATTAAAACGTTATTTGAACTACATAACAAAGGAAAATAATATGCCAGTCCGTAAGGTAAAATCAGGATATAAATTTGGCACATCTGGTAAAGTATATCCTACAAAAAGACAAGCACAGCGTCAAGCACGTGCTATCTATGCAAGTGGATACAAGAAGAAATAATCACTAGGAGAACTATTATGGGTATGGGTAGAGGCAAAGGTAGAGGCAAGGGTCGTGGCACAGGACGCAAACCAGGACGCTAATTGGGCGGACTATTTCTATCGCATTCGTGAACAATGTCCGTGGAGTTTGGCGGCTTGGCGTAAGGGTGAAATAGACATAGTGGATTGGACTGGTGAGGTATTATCACTTAGTCCATATCAAGCCAGAGTATATAGATTTACAGGCACAGACAAAGAACTAAAAGCATTAGCCAAGGAGCTAGACAATGGTGAATGCGAATGGCTTTACAGCTATCCAGGCTACGGCCCATTCGCTACACCAGTCAAGGTATTGATACAGCAGGACCGTGCAGAATTAACACGCCTGAGAAATAAAAATAAATAAGTATAACTTATTGATACGGGCGTAGCAATAAATATTATACAACACTCCAAAGGAGGCATCGCAACATGAGCGAGCAAGAAATCATGGCAGGCCAGAACGTAGAAACTGATACTACAAGCCAAACTTCACAAATTCAGGAACAAGCAGCACCAGGTAAGACATACACACAGGAAGAATTTGACAATCACATCGCTGGACTTAAATCAAGTCTAACGAAGAAACTACTTAAACCCTACGAGGATTTAGGTGACGTCAATGAACTCCGTGCTCTCAAAGAAGCCCAGATTAAAAAGGCTCAAGAAGAAAGCCTTAAGAAAGGCGAGTTTGAGAAGATCTTACAAGATATGGCTGCTAAAAAAGACGCAGAGATTTCTAAGAGAGATTCTGTTATTAGAGAATACAAGATTGAGACACCTTTAGTAAATGCCGCAGCCAAATATCGTGCTGTAGCACCAGAACAGGTAAGAACACTATTGAAAAATAACATCAATCTAAATGCTGAAGGTGAAGTTGAAGTATTAGACAACAACGGACAGGTAAGATACAACGACAAGGGCGTAGCCCTTACAGTTGAGGATTTAGTAAACGAGTTTCTCGCAACTAACCCACACTTCGTCCAGGCTAATCCAGCAACAAGTTCAACAAAATCCAGCATCACTAATAATCAAGCTCCTATAGATATCAACAAGTTGGATATGAAAGATCCAGCACAAAGAAAGATATATGCGGAATATAGAAAGTCCGCAGGCATTAATTAATTTAATCTAAGGAGATTTAATCATGGCAACAACAAACACAACCACGTCATCATTGAGTGAGTTACTACCAAGTATCATTCAAGAAGCTTTATTTGTAGCTTCAGAGCAATCAATCATGCGTGGTTTAGTAAAGAACTACACATTGGGTCCAGCACAAGGTAAAACTATCAATGTGCCAATTTACCCACAACAAACAGCAGCAACATTATCTGAAGGCGTAGGCTTGGCTTTAGGTGATGTAGGCTATGCAAATGTTAACACATCAACAGCAACACTAACAATTGGTGAAGTAGGTATTGCTACTCACATCACTGATTTAGCACGTCTAAGCTCAGCAACTAATGTTGTAGCTGATGTAGGTCGTTTATTTGGCGAAGCTATTGCCAGAAAAATTGACAAAGACTTAACAAGTCAGTTCATCAACTTTACTACTAACCTAGTAGGTTCAGCAAACGTTTCAAAAACAGCTGGTGCAAATGCTATTTCTAGTATTTTATCAGCAGCTGATGTATTCAAAGCAGTGGCTAAATTGAGAAGTGCAGGAGTCCCAACATCAGATATGGCCTGCGTTCTTCATCCAAGCGTTGCATATGACTTACTAGCAAACATTACTAACACATTCTCAAATCCAGCATCAGGCGATTTACAAAATGAGGCAATGAAAATGGGTTATGTTGGTATGTTGGCTGGAATTCCTATCTATCAAACAAGCAACATTGATAACAACAACACAACAGGCGACTACGCTGGTGCAGTATTCCACCGTGACGCACTTGGCTTTGGTTTAATGCAAGATATCAAAATTGAGGCGCAGCGGGACGCCTTACTTCGCGGAGATGCGCTAGTGGGTTCAGCTTTATATGCAACTGGTGTTATCTACGAAGGCTATGGTTGTGTAGTATTGGCAGACAGTTCAATTCTATAATCTAGGGTTATAGCTTCAAGCAATAAGAAAGGAGCATTCGTGCTCCTTTTCTTTATTATAAATATGATATAAGAGGAATTTAAGATGGCATACGCTACAACCCAAGATTTAATACAAGTTGAACCCACAATTACTGAATATGGTGTGTTAGACTTTGATGCAGAACTAGCTCGCAGTGAAGCTGAGATCAATCGTGTGTTAAAAGTGCGTTGGTTTCAAACCTGGCTCAAGACACAGGCCAACAATCTTGTTGAGTTTGATACCACACTACTAACATCTAGTCAATGGACCATGGCCACAGTTTATCACGCTCTAGCTTACCATATCTGTCCTAAGCTAACCAAGTTTGAAAATCAAGGCAGTGAAGACAACTTCCAAGTGCGTATGGACTACTATGCTGGCCGTTTTGAGCATGAGATGGACTTGTGCCTACGTGAAGGTGTAAAATACGACGCTAACGATGATGGCACCACAGTGGCTGCAGAAACACGCAGTGTGCATCCAATGAGACTGGTAAGATAGTAGTACACAAGTAAGAAAACTAAGTCATAAATAGTTGAGTGGGGGTAGGACCCTTGCTAACCAATGTGAAGGACACAGATGGCATTCGCGACCAAA